AGGCCTCGACCCTGGAGTTATCCCAGGCCACGACGCTGGAGTTATCCCAGGCCACGACGCTGGAGTAATCCGTGGCCGCGACGCTGGAGTTATCTCTGGCCTCTACCCTTGAGGTATCCCTGGCCACGACGCTGGAGTTATCTCTGGCCTCTATCCTTGAGTTATTCCTGGCCTCGACGCTGGAGTTATCCCAGGCCACGACGTTGGAGTTCCCCATGGCCACGATGCTGGAGTTCTCCCAGGCCTCGACGCTGGAGTTCTTCCAGGTCACGACGTTGGAGTTCCCCATGGCCACGATGCTGGAGTTCTCCCAGGCCTTCGTGATCGAGATACGGGTTCGTTCGGGCACACGTATCTCGATCACTGTGTACTGTTCAAAGCGCTCTGGCAGCGCGTCCAGATCGCTCTGTGAGCGGACAATGACTCTATCCATCTATTCCTCCCCCTCGATCAACCTCCGCAGCCTACCTACCGGGCGACATATCGATATACCAGCGACGTACTCGCACTCGAAGTCGTCGTCCCACACGTCTGGCAGAATGTGCCGGAACGCCTCGATGACGTGCCTCGCCGGCCTGATATCGTATGTCGATCCGGAGGGGGCCGCCGGGAGCATTACTGTGCAAAGCAACTCACGCGCAAGCTCGCGCCACGGCCCTCTGTTGACGCCCATTTCATAGGCCCACCCGAGGGCCCGCCGAATCTCGATCTCCAGATCATCCGGCGAATCGTACCACCCGCTGAGCGGCTCCATCGTGCCACGCACGATACGTCGTGCGCGTTCATTCATCTCCTCGTATCGAGTCATCGCGTCTCCATGAAGGCCTAAGGCCTATGGAATAGCGGTCCAGGAATTCGAAGCGTGCAGCTCGCGCGGCTGCACATGCAGCTATGATTGCCGTGTGCTCGTCGTCGCACCATTCACCGCATGATTCGCAATACATATACTTTCCTACCGGGAACTCGACCTTCATCCGTCCGCACTCGTAACATCGGCAGAAGGTCATGGGGTAATCCCATGTGGGCCATAGCTCATATCCCCAATCATCTGGCCGTTCCCCTGGAAGACCATAGAAGAGAACAACACCCTTTTGCGTAAGCTCACCTAAACTGGCGCAACGTTCCATTTCCGGTTCGGATGGTTCTATCGGTTTTATCTCGACCCAAATACCGCTGTCTTCGATCAGAGTGGAGCGAAGACCAACGTTGGAGACCCAAAAATCTGGTAAATATCGATCCCCGTTCGGGAGGACGTAACCCTCTTTTTCGTATTCCCATGCACAACCGAGATAATCAAAGAAGGTAGCCCACCTTGCCTCAAGCCGACTTCTGAACCGGTAACCGCGATACCGGGTTTCAATCGCGCCAATCATAGCAATCCCACCTCCTGTAGCGCGGTTGCCGCTTCCCGGCACTGTTCGTGGGCCCACTTACGGCGAACTGGATCTCCGAATCGCGTTCGGCGCCGCACTTTGTGCACACCTGTACATCGCGGTCTCCGCGGCGGCGCGGCCATCCCCAGGTGTGAATGTGGAAGATGGTCATCTATACCTCCCTGGATGAGTTATCGGTATCGATTTCATGAATGCCAGCAGTTTCAAGATCGAAATAGACGACGCGCATATGTTCCCCCTACCGGGCTTGATTGGTGCCGAGGAACCGGACTTCGAGCCACCGGAAGATGTAATCGAGGATGGACGTGGCAAAGTGTTTCTCGCCGCCAATTGCTGCCCATCCGCTCGGCTCGAACCTCGTGTTCTTGAATTTGGCGACGATATCCGCGAGCGGTACGCCCGCCTGGAGGCACATCGAGCACAGGATACCGACCGCGTTGCACAACCCCTGCTCGATGGTCCCTGTCTTCGGAACGCGGATGAACAACTCCCCCGGACGGCCGTCCGGATACAGCCCGACCGTTACGTACCCCTTCAATCCTCCGATCTCGAAACGATGGGTTATCGATGTGCGTTCGGCTGGAAGCCGCTGCCGATCAGCCATGGTTATCGTGTCTCCGGGAATTCCAGATGCTCGCGTCCGTCCAGGAGACGGCCAGCATCACGCTTGCCAACGCGGTACACATACACCTCACCGTCATCTGCGTACCAACCTGGGCCGCGCATCCAACGCGTCGTCTGTGCCATGTACTCGCCATCCATAGTCAGTACGCCCCACCGTGCGCCGGTGTTCATGGCGGTCGGCGTATCTCCGTCAGTTCCGAACTGTCCCTGCGGTAGCCACTCGCCCCACTGCTTGAAGAAGAACGGCACGCCGGCCTCCAAGCACTGGTCACGGATCGCCCGCACCCAATCAGGGTGCATCGGTCTGGCGCCATGCCCGCTCTCGCCGCCGACGATGACCCAGTCGATACCACGAGTCAGCGTTGGTCCATGCCATTCGCTGCTCAGCTTACGCGGCTTGATTCCAATAAACGGCCCGATGTCTACATGCCCAAGCAGAGGCTCCATGCTCAAGCCGCGCCATGAAAACGGCGTGCGCAGAAGGACATCTGCGCGCCACAGATACCGTTCGCTCTCCACCGTCGTCATGCCGACGACGTTCGGACGGGGACGGTCCAGCCACGCCGCCGGCAGGAACCTCCGGAAATTCTGGGGACGCTTCGTCAGCAGGAGCCAATCGAGGAATGGTGTCGCTTCGATCAACGGATAGAGCTTCGCTTCGCGGATCTCTTGGAGGCCCGGAGCGTCTTCCATCACGTCGCACATCGACCCACAGAAGACGCGATGGCGTTCGCCCGCTTTCGCCGCTGCACGATCCCACCGGAGTGGCTCATCCCACTTCGAGTCGTTGAAGAACCGGCGGCTGGCGTCCTTGCCCCAGACATCGAAGCCAGTACGCTTCGCCCACCGCTCCGCGTAGCAGTGATCGCAGGCCGGGCTCACCTTTGTGCATCCCCACCAGGGGTTGAATGTGCGGTGCGTCCACTCGATTCTGCTGTTCGCGCCCATCTACGCCGCCTCTATCGACCGCTCCCGCTCGAGCTTCTGCCGCAACGGGCTGTGTACCGGGAGGTATGCCAGCTTCCCGGCTTCCTCCGCCAGTTGACGCTTGCGGTATTCCCGCATATATGCCAACCGCCGCTCGCGCTTCGCCGCGCGTTTCGCCTGGCGCTCCGGTTCACCGACCTTCGCCGCGTCCAACGCCTTCCTGATCCACACTTTCATTCGTGTCCTCCTCCCGCGTAGTTCTCGAATTTCGTCAACTCCCTGAGGAACGTCAGTTTCACTGTTCCCACTGGGCCATTCCGCTGCTTCGCGACGATCAGTTCCGCCAATCCCTTCAGGTCTTCCCGATCCGGCTTGTAGACTTCCTCGCGGAAGATGAAGGCGACGACGTCGGCGTCCTGCTCGATTCCGCCCGAATCGCGCAGGTCGCTCAATTGCGGTCGGTGGTTGCCCTGCCGCGCCTCGGGCGCGCGCGAAAGCTGCGAGAGCACCAGAAACGGCACACGGAATTCGCGGGCCATCAGTTTCAACCCGCGCGACAGCGCCGCGACTTCCTGGTTCCGGTTTTCGCGCGTCTTCGAATTCATCAACTGGAGGTAGTCGATTACCACCAGGTCCAGACCCTTCCGGGCGCGAAGGTTCGTTAGTTTCGCGTGAACCGCTTTCAAACTGGCGTCGGAATTGTCGTCGATGAACAGCGGCATGTCGCATACTTCGCTTAGCGCCTGCCGGATTCTGTCGCGCTCGTCCCGATTCAGGAACCCCGCCCGGAACTTCATCTGATCGACGCGTGCGCGCGCGCAGACGACCCGCGTCAACATGGACTCACGCGACATCTCAAGGGAGAAGATAGCGACCACCTTCCCGCGGCTCGCCACGTTCGCCGCGATGTTCAGCGCCAACGCCGTTTTCCCCATCGCCGGACGCGCCGCCAGAATGATAAGCTCGCCCGGGTGCATGCCGAGGGTCATCTCATCGAACCGCCGGAACCCCGTCTCGATACCTTTCTGCCGCTTCGACGGGTTAAGGAACGCGCTTATTCCGCCGTCGCAGTATTCGATGATTTCCAGCGGGTCCAGAAGTCCGCGCTTCTCGATTTCCTCCCGTTTCGCAGCCCTGCGCGCCTCGTCAACCAACTGCTCCAGGTCATACAGAGTGTTTCCAGCCTCAAAGAAGTCCGTTACATCCTTCCCCACCGGCAACTCGATCTGGATGACCTCAGCCGCTTTCCCGGTCAGTTCCTTGACGATAGTCGCCGCACGCTTTTTGCCTGGCTCGTCGTTGTCAGGGATTACGATCACGCGCCGACCCGCCAACGCCTTCGTCCACTCGGGCTGCCATTTCTGGTGCGCGCCACCGGAATTCGTCGTCGCCACCACGCCCGCAGCTTCGAGCGTGTGAACGTCCTTTTCACCTTCGACGACGTACACCGTGTCGGCTCTCAACACCTCTGGCAGCCGATAGAGGACGCGCCGGACGCCGTTCATGTCCCACGTATAGCCACCCTTCCCGTCCGGTCTTCGCTGTCTGAAAGACTTCGGCTCCAGGCGGCAGACTTCGTACAGGATTTTCCCGTTCTGGTCCGTGTACGGATACGTCGCGACGATCTTTCCGTGTGCTTGCTTCGGCTCCTCCCAGTGCGGCTTCGGCGTCGTCTTGGAACCGTCCGCCGGATCAATCCCGACCAACTCCGCGACGCGCTTCACCGCATCGCCGAAGGATGCCAACCCTTCGATCTTCCTCACGAAGTCGAAAACATCACCGTTCGCCTGACAGCCAAAACAGTAGAACAACTGCTTGTCGCGCGTGATTGTGAAAGACGGCGTGCGCTCTTTGTGGAATGGGCACAACGCGACCATCTCATTCGCATTGCCGCCGCGCTTCAGCCGTACGTACTCGCCGATTATGCGGACGATATCCGCGTATTCCTTAACCCGCTCCGCGTCCAGTTGCGCCATCACGCGACCTCCTGCCTCCAGGACGGCACCCACTCCGCGTTCGGGTCATTGCCCTCCGACGACCGCTTCACGTTCTTCGCCGCCGCCTTCGCCTTCGCCTCAGCGCTCGGCTGCGGCCGATCCAGCCATTTCTTGCCGTGCAGCCATTTTGCGAACGAGATGATGTACCGCCCGTTGTCGCGCGACCAGAGATCGGAATCGAGATACCGCGTCAGTCCTTCGTCAACTTCGTGGACGTTCTCCTCCGTGACGATCCCTGTCTCGCAGTACCCCATCCAGATCTGAAACGCGAAATCTACGTCAGTGCAGTTCGGATACCGCGCAGCCAGACCGTCGAACGCCGCTTTGAGTTTGGGCGTAACGCCGGACACAACATCTGTCTGTTGTGATGGTCTATTGTCTAAAGTCTGAGTGTTGGGCACCTGTTCAACACGTGTTGTGTATCCGTTCACATTCTGCTGTTGTCTCTTCACGGCGCTCGCTTTTCCGGCTCGCGACTTAGCTTCCCAGTACTCGCCTACAGCCTCGCGCTCCCGTTCCTGCCGGGGGTTCACGAGGATATTTGGATCTTGGGACGGAACCCAACAGGACGAGACAGACGCCCACATCTTCTCCAGTCGTTTCCTTGGGATTCCGCGCAACATGGCGTACCGCGCCATTTCGCCAAGGGAGGCTGGAATCCCGCCGTCGATCCATGCCCGCATGATGAGGTAGCAGTACAGACCGAACTCGGACAGGTTCATCCGCTCGACGTTACGATCCGCCAGGAACTCCGCCGGGTAGAGCTTAAACCACGTGGGCTTGTTCTTCATGTGTCGCCTCCCGGATCTCGATAACCACGCGCTCATTGGGATCAATCTTTGCCGGATGGACCGTCAGCGTTCCGTTAAACCGGGCGATGTTGTCCCCC